ACCTCGTGCTTTTAATTTTTCCTATGAACAAATACTCACATCACCGATTTTACACCCAGACTGTCCTACACCCACCTTCTCTAGTGAAAGGGATGGGCCTTTGATAGGTCTACAGACCGATTACAACACAGCTTTTCACGTACCCGGTGGTTATGACGAACGTTTCCACAGTCATCTCGTGGAGAGGGGAGATTTGGAGACTACGGTGCCCGAGACACGTATAAAATTCTTTAAAGAGAGAACGCATAAAATACTCGGTAATGAACAATTAAACAAATTTTCAAAATTACGCACTTTACAACCTTGGCCCAGACCTTCCACACAACGGCAGTTACTACTTGCACTACAAAAGCGTAATTGCAATACCAGTAGATATACTGCACCTATGGACCCGCACACCAATGCGATGACCTCCGTGGAATACGCTATGGATGCTTTCTGTCAACCGAATTGGCGTACCACCTGCGCCGCTTTCAGGAAAGAACCCATAAAAATAAGTCCTGAGGCTATCGACGACTACTTAATTACTGCGGAACCTTCGAAATATCGAACTATAGGGGAGCCGCATTTGGCCGCTACTGCTCCCGATGTTCCTCGCGTCGACCCTGAAGATCTGACTAAGTATTTCATGATGTTTAAACGTGAACCAAAGAATCGCCTATCGAATGACGTTATCGGGGAGTATCAGATTCTGCAGACAGTCATACACCACGCCCCAAAGGTTAATATTGTGATGTCATTCTTCCGCGTCCTCTTTGACCGTTTTCAACAAATCTTATTACCAAAAGTTTTTGTCCAACTGCGGAAGAGTGTTAAAGAATTGGAAGCGCATTTAAATGAACATGTTCCACCAGGTACACCAGGGTTTGAGAATGACTTTGAGAAGTTCGATAAGTCCCAGTTAGAGGAGTGCTTTGAGAGTGAAATGTTCTTCTATGATGTGCTTGGTCTTGAGCAGTGGTTACAAGCTCTGTGGGCTTTGGGTTTAATTAAAACCGAGGCCCGTAACTTCATTCTAGGCATTCTCATTTACCTAATTTTCCAGAGA